CGCAGCAGTTTCTACGAACCATTCATTTATACCCAAACTTGATGGAAACCTTAAGATGAAACGATTCTGACGTTTTGGTTCATAAGGAACCGGCATTTTCATTAATAAATCAGCCATATTATTTTAATTTTTATTATTTTATTTATTCTTATAAATATTAGTTAGTTAAAAATATTTCTATTTACTTTTTTTTATATAGAATTATTCATTATATATAATTTCTAGTACTAATATATATTCTAGTTTATTTATATTCTTTCTTAATTCCTCCTGATGTAGAATAAGTCTTTACTATATTATCTGGTTTTTTATTAAAATGTTTACTCATTAATTCAACATTTCTTAAATCGTCATCTGAAAAACCAATAGATAACTTATTAGGGACAAATTTGTTGGACACATCATTTTTGAGGAAAGCTCTCTTATTTAAGACACCCGCCATCGCTTTAATATAATCCACAAAACTTTCCATAGCTTTGACTTTCGCAACCTCAGGGTTGGCAGCACCTTCTTCGTCTCCAAAAGAAACGGGGTGGTATTTGTTAAGTTCCAAATATGATTTAATTAACTCAGTATCAGTCATATCCTCTTCACCGGCAAAACTTCTATATTTTTTTAAGTTTTTGATAAGTGATTTTTTATCAATACCATTAAAATCATTAATAATGTAATTATAAATTGCTTCTTTAATTGTATTAGGATTATGTCCTCTTGCTGTGATAATTGAAAATATTGAACCATTATTAATTGCTTCTCTAAAGTCACTAAATGCCGGTCCTACTTTTGCTCTCATCGCATCAATCAAAAACTCTTTGTCTCCTTCAGTTGTGAAATTACGAAATGGATTTTCCGCAAAACCAACAATTGTATCACCATTATATGTAAATGGTTCTTTACCAATTTGACCTCTAAACTCCGCAAAATCGTCCGTACTCATACCAACCTCATCACCGTCTTCCGACTTTAAAATAATTTTTGTCGGCATATGAACAATATTATCGTCCCAGTCAAACGCATAATATTTCATATCTGGTGAACCTTCGGGTTTAAATCCTTCTTTAATTATTTTTTTCATATTTGGCTAATAAGTGGGGACGAATCCCCACTTATGTTTTTTATTAAATATTCTCAAACGAAGCTCCTGTTGGAGTAATAAAGAACTCAATATCGATGAATTCTAATGCCTTCGTAGGTTTAAGATATATTTTACCTGTTAATGTATTTCTATCTAAATCTTCAGGAGAAGATGAAACTGTTACACGGAAATCGTATAAACCTCTGTCTCTTCTAATCGCATCTAAAATAGGGTTAACACTATCTAAGAATTGTTGTCTAACGATTTGGTCGTTTTGTTCGAACAATAATCTTACCGCTACTGCTGAGATTAACTTACGAGCTTGTAATAACAATCTTCTTACATTTAATCTGTTTAATGCTGTGTCAGAAACTTGAAGAGTTTTGTTACCCCAAATAACCGTTCCAACATCTGCAAAAGTTGCGATTGGATTAATTCTACCTTGATATAAAGTATCTCTATCTTCTTGAGTTAGTTTCTGTCTTGCTTTAACTGAGTTTACTAAACCTCTTGTGTAACCCGCAGATGCGAACCAAGGAAAAGCAATGTTATCAGTCAATGCTAAGTTTCTACAAACTTCACCTGTTGGTGGTAAATAGATTTGAGTATTACTTACGGTATCTCTAACTAAAATCCAAGGATAGTAGGTAGCTGTGTAGTTTGAATCAATTCCTGTATTATCCAAGTTATCAACTGCTTCTTGTGAATAAATAATATCTAAAGAGTTAGTTGAATCCGGAGTATACATATTGTAATCAGGAGTTGTTGCGATGTAAACCGAGTCAGCTCTTGAAAATTGAATCATATCAATTGCTTCTTCAACAAGATTAGAGTTGTTAACATAATCAATACCTGTTGTTGCAAAAACGTTAATGTTTGTTGCTTCAGGGTTTGCAAATGTTAATACACCTAATAAGTAAGCATAGTAGTCAGTGTTTGCAAAGTCTTGAGTATTGTTTTGAACAATAATTCTTTTGAATACACCATCACCAGTTGCCGTTGGGTATCTTGAAGATGCCGCAGCACCTGCCAAATATCCTGAATCACCTAATTGGAATCTATCTTGATTTGTTCTAAATTCCCTATAGATATCCCATCCGTCAAATCCACCCGCAAAACATACTGTGTACTTTCTTGAGTAAATAAAATAATATGGATTTTCTTGAGTTTGTGGGTCTTCTCTAAAATCAGCAACTCCACATTCGAATGCAGTAGTTCCACTATCAACTGATGTATTACCGATTGTAACAACCGTAGCACCTGAGTCCATATGGAAACCTTTACTTAATACATTCCATTTAATTGAATCTGTTGCATTTGCCCAATCTCCAACTGGATTTTGTTTACCTTTATAAGAGAAGAATGATTCATCAACACCATATTGAGCGGTTGAAAATCCTAAGTAAGTTCTTCTTACAATATCTCCACCCGATTCAACTGCATTTGAAACTCCACCTGTAGTTGTACCAAATGGTGGGTTATAAATAACTTCACCAGGGTAATTATATTTCACTTTATATTGAATATAAGGTGATGGATATGTTGAATAATTTTCGTATTCTCTTTGAGTATAACCATAGAATCCACAAGGAATTGCATCTATTGGTGCTTCGTCTGCCATTTCAATCATAATAAACTTTGAAATTAAAGCGTATTCACCATTTGATGAACCAATTTTTTTAGCAACAAAGTTGTTAGATGCTGGGTCCAAATTACAATTTGTGAATTTTTCAATCACAACAGGATTTGCATCCGTATCGAAGAAACTTCTAACCAACACATCAAATGTCATATTATTAAATGATAAGTTAGCAATCGAAACTTTAACTTCTGTATTTGCGGAATCACCATCTGAAATTGAAATAAACTTAAATAAGTTATAAACTTTATTACCTCTTAGCTCAGATACTAAGAAAGGAGTTTCTGGTGATTGATATTTTTCTAAATTCCAAGCAATTGAAGTAGTTGATGTTGTATCTCTTGCTTCAGGTAAATCAATTAAAGTACAATTTAATCCACGAACATAACCTTGGTTGTAACCATAAGCTAATGATGCTGGATAAACTTCTTCAACAAACAATGGAACTTCAAATCTTGATTTACCAAAATTATCAATACCAAGAACTTTTGTAAGGTATTTTGATGATGCTGCCAATAATGAAGTTTCAAATGTGAATACTTCATTTTCTTTAGTAACACCTGAAATTGCAAATGTTGCATATGGTGAAGTTGTTATACCTGAATATTGACCAGTACAAAGTAATGATACATCGGTTAAACCAGTAACTTGATAAACAGGTCCGTGATTTTCACTTGTAGAACTATTAGTGTATAATGAAATACCTCTTGAACGTAAAGTAGCAACAACCATATTGTTGTATTCAGGGTAAGCAGTACCTGAGAAGTTATAAACATTACCCGATACAGTTCCTGTAAAACTTTGTGAAGAACCTGAAGTTAGTGAACTTACAACGTAATCAAATGAATAACCTGAATAACTATCAGCACTATAGTTTTGGAAGTTAGCATAATACCAAGAATCGTTAGAACCAGCACTTAAATCATTTTGTGATAAATCAACTGAATAACAATCATAAGCATTTGTTACAGCACTATATGTTGAAACTAAACTATTATAATCAGTTTCAGGAATAGCACCATATACTATCGCAGTTGTTGCTGATAATGATGGTGTGTCCATAATTGTATCCAAGTAACTATTAAAGTCGTTTGAATATGTTGAAACCGAACCATCAGCTAATCTATATTGTGTGTTGTAATTTGCAGATACTTGTGAAGGTAATGCACCAGAAATAAAAGTTACTGTTCCTCCTGAAGATGTTCCTGTAAAAGTAGCACTCCAAGTAGTACCTGTAGATGGATTTAATCCAATTGTTAATGGGTCAACATTCGCAGTTACGGTTAAAGACCAAGAAGGTCCCGCATCATAACCCGACAAACCTAATACTCTTGTTACGAATAACTGATTAGATTGTTGAAGATATGATTTAGCAATGTATGCCGCTTCATATTTAGGGATTTGAGTATTAACAAACTTAACTGGTTCTGTTCCACCAAAATAAGCTTGAAACTCGTCATAATTAGTAATGAATACTGGTTCGAAAGCTGGACCTTTTAAAGTCTCACCTACCAAACCTAACGTAGTAACCCCGACACTCTGTGCTACGAACGATAAGTCCGTTTCAGATGTGTATACTCCAGGTGATACGTATACTTTTTGATTTGCTTGTGCTGTTGCCATTATAAATTTTTATATTGCAGATTTATTTTATACATAAATATTCGTAAAAAGAGGAAAAAACTTTACTTTTTAATAACTATTTATAAACGGTATGAAATAATTCTACCTTTTTTCGCCCTATGAAAACAAAGAAAGAAATAAAGAACATTAAAATATCACCAGAATCACACGATATACTTAAAAAGTATTGTGAAAAACGAGGAATTAAGATTTATAAATTTTTAGAAAACTTAATTATAGAAAGGTGTAAAGAGAAGAAAGATATCTACGGAGAAGATTAAACTAATTTGTTTTCGAACAAAATATTTCCTTCTTGTGTGTTATTTGTTTTGGTAACATCAATCCTCAAAGTATCGTTTGTCGTTATCTGAATAATTTGAACATCGGCACCATAATAATCACCATTAATATAAACATCATATGTGTCAATATTATTTGATGAAACAAATGTCATATTTGCTGTGAAATCAATTCTATCGTTCAGTGATGTTGTTCCACTAACATATAGAAAATTAAAATTAAATTCATCAGGATTTTCACTAGAGTTTCTTCTACGACTTCTTGTTGAAGTTTCAACTTCCATTAATTGTGTAACTCTTTGAATTGCGGGTTTAACCTCAAACTCATCTTCATCAATTAAATAACCTAACATCGTAAACTCATAATTTTGAATATAATATTTTCTCGAATCAATTGTCATTTGAGATTCGTCTGAAATATTATTAAGAACGATTGGAACATATTGACCTTTTATAAAGGTATATGCTTGACGAGATGAAAACTTTTGCATAACAACTTTATTCAACTCGTTTAGTTCTCTCATTCTATTACAAACTATTTTTACGCTATAGTTAATATCAACAGGTACTGGCTGTGGGATTGTATAAATGTCCATACCTTGTTCGTTACCATTCCAAGTTGGAACGGAAGCATAATAGAATTGTTTTCTATTTGGTATCGTATATTGTAATGAGGGGTTGGTTCCATATTTTACTTCGGGGTTTCTAACAACGGTTATAAATGGTGGAGTTGGATTATAATCCATATCCGTAAAAGTCCAAGTTTCTGTATATTGAGACCAGTTCTGAGTTGTTATTAAAATATCAACCATAGGGACAATACTTCCAGCGGTTACAACTTGTAAATCTGTTTTAACAAAATCTAACATACCCCTATCCAAATCGGCATGTAATACTGACTTTGGTAGATAAGTTCCATCTGCGTTAATATATTCTAAAAGTTGTTCTCTTCTAGC